AATAACAGGCTGACCCAACGCTTGTAATCTCATAGCCAAACCAAGTTCGGTCATTAAAAGGTTAATCATTAGATTAGCGTTCACAATATCATTTGCGCCGTTACGCATAAAATCTGTCGTATAAGGATGGCGGTGACATACAGTAAAGGGGAGGACTCCGTACGGATTGACATTGCCCTCATTTATAGATTCAATCCGTCCGCTCTGGTGAACCAAGAAATGCTCATCAGCTGACCAGTAAGCATAAACAACTTCGTTGCTCCTTGCTTGACCATGATTATAGATTGGATAGATATATGCGAAAGGCTGTCTTGCCCTTGCTTCAAATACAGGCTCAAACTCAATGATCTGATCGTATTCTAAGACATTATCTTCATCGTTAAATCTGCTTCTAATTAGATGAGATCCCAATAAGTAAGTCAAGCGTTCAGCCGTTAACATTGTTTGATCTAAATCTTTCACACTATCCAGATAAGGCTCGTTAGTTCTTACTGGTGGTATTTTGTACCCAATAGCACGAGCGTTGATTAGCTTAGATGTTATGTTCTGAACAATTAAAGGGACTTCTATTGACTTCAAGGGAAAGTATTTCCCCAGGTCAGTTTCCATTTCTCCCTGTATTCCTTCGTAATAAGATAAACTGCGATAACGATCTTCCACATTGTCGGTTGTTATATTTGAAAGAAATTCCTTTAGAGAACTTCTTACATGATCCTTAGTTTCAACTATCATTTTTTCTTTACCATTTCATTGAGGTTGCAATCCGTTGAACTATTGGCCATTTGTACGAAATTAAATATGTGGCGGCATCAAGACTATGCGTCAATTCGATATTTGACTTATCAATGCCACCTTTTCTGTCACGCTGAACTTGCTCTAAATCTTTTATTAAATAAACACACTTCGGGTCTACAGTCATCTTAACAACGCCCTTAGCATCTTCCAGTTTTCTATTGAGTGCGTTTAATCTATCCCGATGGCTTGGGTGTCTCCTGGCTGCCAATACTCTATATCCGTGATCACGAAGAATCTGGTGATCACTACGACTTGAGGTGGTGGAACGAGCCGTGCCTGCTGGATCCGGATACACCTCGGTAATCTTTGGCCATAATGTTTTCATCTCATTGGCTAACAATTCGGTAGATGAATTGCGCCTTCTTATCTCATCTACATAGTGGATTGTTTGGTCTGAGTAAATACAGGCAAGAACCGCTGTCATATAATCTACATTAAAGTCAATCCCGATTATAAAATAGCTTGAAAGTTCTTCAGCCTTAACGACATGCTTTGATCTATCGAAAGCCCACGCCGCACGATTAGCTGCCGTCTCAAAGGATGCCATAAACTCCTGGCGATAAGCCCTCTCATCTAAGTTGCTCTTGGCTAATTCTAATTCTTTCTCATCTACGAATCCACCATCAATGGTTTTAAACTGCCAGGATTTCCATTGTGAATCCCTTCCCTGTCCTTTTAAAAAGTAATCATAAAAGTTGTTGCTACTGAATCCGTCTGGCGTTCCAATCATTAAAGCGTTTCCATGCGTGGTTGTAAGCATTGGATAAATCACTTCCTCAAACACCCCAGGCTTTTGGTAGGCATATTCATCAAGCACAACTCTTGATAGTTCTGCGCCCCTAAGATTATCACTCGCATCTGATCCTTTAATCGCAATCGTAACACCTAACCGAGTACAACTCAGTTCCGTCTCGTTGATCTTCCAGTCTGGTTGGTTCCTGATAATTGACTTTAATATCGGCCACACTGTAAGTTTTCCTTGCCGATAGGTCGGACTTAAATACCAACGATTCTGTCCCTGCAACATTTCCCCTTTTAAAAGAAACATTAATCCCAGCACCGACTTTCCGAATCGTCGCCCTGCCGTGATTACCTTGAATCTGGCTGGATGGCTTAATACTTCTCTTCTCTCTTTTGTTAAAATCAGTTCCATTCATCTGTCTTTATCTTTACCTTTATCTTACTCTTTATCTTTAACTTTATATTTACAGCCTTGGAAGGGGCTATTAAGAGCCTTATTTCTCATCTAATACATCATCTCCAAATTCAAGAACTCTTATTGGTTTAACTTCTTCAGTAACAATATACTCAGTTGATTTGCCTTCAGTCCTATCTAAAATCTCTTTAATCGCATTCAAGTTTCCGTGATTAGCCATATTGACCAGTTTGTCTAACAACTTTTCACGCTTGGTTTTCTCATCGACTTCAGTATCAAGGATCTTATTTAATATATCCCTGGCGGCATTGCGCCTACCATTGGGATTGTTTACTTGTCCTTCTTTAAAGCGATTACCAATCTTGTTTCCTTTTTGGAATGGCATGTTGTTATTAAGTTATTTTATTCACTTGGAACGATACCGATTACAACTGGTTTCTGGATCAAATCAATCAAATCTTTTATCTTCTCCTGCTCAATTTCATAAACATCAAATTCCAATCGCCAGTTATGGGTAATCTTAAGGTTTTTTAACCCAACCAATTCACAATTCAAGGCTATCCCTTTTTCTTCTTTGATCTTTTCGCACCTTTTTTCTTCGGTCTCCCAACCTTCTTTCCATAAGTCCCTTTTCCTTTAGGCATCTTTCTTAGCTTTCTTTACCGCTTTACCTTTAGGATCGCAAACAACACAACCATCTTTTTTATAAGATTCAATCTGTTCTTTTGATGGGTTGTCTTTACCGAATACTGAGCCATCTTTTCTTTTAAAATGTTTCATTTCTTTTCTCCTTACGCTCTCGCCTTTTTAGGGCTTTGAACTCTGCTATCTTTTTTGTTGCAAGTCTTTTTAATCTTTTGCGCTTCTTAGCGTCCCTGTTAGGCATTAAAACAAGCCATCCGAAGCCGATTGTTCTAAGGCTGCTTCAACTGGTCTTCCCCCTGCCATTTTAATAATAGGGGAACTTAACATGGGCTTGAATTTTTGTAAGTAATCGCAATTATCACAGATAACCGTATTTGGTCTGTTTCCTGGCTGAAAAAAGATCTCCTCTATGTGGCCACAATAGGAGCATTTTACATCGTGTAAAGGCATTTATTTTCTGTCTTTCGTGCTTTTCGTATTATTTAATCACGAGTAGGGCAATGAACCCCTCTATATATAAGGGGGAATAATTGCTTTTTGATCAACAGATTCCTGTAAAGCCTTGTCTCCTTTGCGTTTACAGCGATTCCAAGCAGACCGCAGCGTAGATTCTTTTTTGCTTAGTATTTGGGCTATCTCTTTAAAAGTGTTTTTTCTTATCTGATAAAAAAAATATACTTTTCTTTCAAGATCTGTCATTACATATCCAAGAATAAATCCTAAGTTTAAAAACTTTAGATTGTTTATAGCCTGGTCTGCGAGTTCGTTTACATCTGTGATTCTTTCGTTCTCATACGAATGTCCGCACATAGGACAAGGTTCGTGGCTTGGCTCTGGCATGGGTATTCCTTTTTAAAGTTTTGCAGCATCTTAGGGAATGATATCAAATAAACTTTTTTGAATTGGTTCATTATAATTTGTGAATACAGATTTATTGATAATGGCGTTGGTTATTTTGTGCTTATCTGCGATAGAATTGTTCTTGAATATTATTGTCCTGTATTTATTTTCTATATTAGAGACTGAAGTCTTTTTTGACTTGAGCCATTTTTCAGATTGATTATCTTTTCTCAATTTATGCCGATCTTTTTTATTTTCTTCAGTTGTTTTCAATATAATTACATTCACGACATCTAACATTTGTTTGCAAGATTCAATAAAAGAACTTTTAAAAACTCTATCGCCCTCAAGAAAAACATTTTTATAGTTATTTTTATTTTCTTCAAGCCATTCAATCAAAACTGGCTGCACTGCCATACTCAACCTATCGGTTCCGTCAAATAAACCATCTTCATAAATACCGATTATACAATAACCATTATCCTCAGAATGATAACCTTTAACAATCTTTTTATATGAAAATTCTGTATTTATTTTTTTTAATTCTTTAATTCTTCTTACAATCGTTGACTTCCCAGAACAAGGCTCTCCACCTATCAAATTCAACCTAAGCATAGTTCCGCTTGGTGTTCTTTATTGAAATTGTTTTCAAAATATGCGAATTCTTTATCCATGATTATCACTTCTCCAGTATGACGGAACCAATTTTGTTTCGCTTTGCTAAAACCTGGATCATTATCATCTTTTTCTGTCAACAAATAATCAGGCAAATTTTCATCCCGAATTTTCCAAAGGATATCAAATTCGTTTCCCCAGTTTTTTTCAGCTTTTTTAATTCTACTAAACATCATATCGTTATAAACATTCGGGTATCGCCTGTTAACTCTAAACCAGGCTTTAAAAGTGCATAAAGTTGACTCTAAGGTGAAATAATTGACATCCCCAATGAAAGGCTTACCTTTAAATCTTTCCTTAGCTTCCTGCAACAAGTTTCCCCCGAATATTTTCAATTCTTCTATTATTTCTTCAGTGTGGACCACTTGCTTATCATGTATTTCTTTATTTGACTTATGCCAATCTAATTCGTCCCTACCCAGCACTTTACATAATCCATTCCGATGGCTCATGCTTCCACTTATGTCATCTAAAAACAAATTGTCAGGCTCTATATGTAAGTTTTTTATATTTAAGTATTCAAGATAACTAAATGTAGACAGCCTCCCAAACATAAAAAAATCATTAAAAACTTTATCCCATATCTTATCAAATGACTGGTGTTTATTATCATTTGCCTTAACTAAATTTTTAAAAAACCAATATTGAGATTCTCCGACTGTGTCTTTATAGTTTTTCACCATTTTCACGAGATGTCCCTTCTGGTATCTCCTGTCCGTATCGTAATCTAATTTCCTCCAATTCTTGGAATGCCATTTTTCCATTTCTTTAATATTAATGTTTTTATAATTGGGAAATTTTTTATATAGAATTAAAGTTGTGCAGATATTTTGAGTGACTCCATTCAAATAACAAAACCAGTACTGTCCTTCTATATCAATTTTTAGTTTTTCCATTAAAGCTGGTATCATGTAATATACGCATCCTGGATGACTTTTGTATTTTAAGTGAAATTCATAAAAGTTTAAGAAAACTTCTTTTCTGTATATTGGCTTTCTAAAATCAAGCCCTTTAGTTAAGATCAAAGCAATCCCGCATATTCCATAGCTACTCTCCTTTGATTCAACTGGTGTCTCTTAAGTTCTTCAGATGGGCTGCCACATTTCCACATATTTTCACGATAATACATCACGAAAGAAAGCCTAATCGCCTCTTCTGTTTTCTTAATTATTTCTGTATTCCCATGATGCTGGTGGACATCGCAAAGCAACAAATCACAAGTCCTCAAATCTATTGCGATTCTAAATCTGGGCAATACGAATAAAACTGGTTCCATGTCTTTGCAGTATGCAACTAAATTACCAAAACCTTCGGCATAGTCTCCATCGTCCGTATGCACGGCTGTCCTCCAATCTTTATTTATTGTAATTGTTGTAAAAGCGGTATCACCTATGCGGAAATTTGGGTGTGTAGCTTTCACCATTCCCCTTTGCTTTTTATATCTGTCTGGAACCAATTCTTTAAAACCTCTATCCACCTCTTCTATCAACGGGACAGCTTTTTCAAATTTATCAAAATTATGTTTATTGAAAGAAGTTGTCCTACAATAATCAAAATGAGCAGACCTATCAAAATATCCAGCTATCCCGCTATTAACTTTGAGTATTTTATCTGTACCAGGAATAAAGGTTTTAGTCTGTTTCGTCAGTTTGCCGTCTCGTGTTATGTTGAACCTTGTGTCGCCACCGCTCGCCATCCCCCTGTTATCCGTTGTTGTGGCGGCTGTTTTCATGGAGACATAAGCCTGATACAGCACATCTTCATCAATGTATTTTTTCCTAAAAAAGAAAAGAGGTTTCCCATTGGAAGTGTAGCAATCGCAACTATAATCCACGATGTGATCGTAATGCGAAGAATCTACAAACTTTTTTTCCAAAGCTTTGGTCTCTCGAGTGGTTAAGTGGTATTTAGCTATTAATTTTTTCACATTCTTTCCTCACCAGGCTAAATATCAAATCAGGATAAACATCATAGTCGGTTTCGTTTATCAGTTTCTCCATCATTATTATTATTTCCCTTTTCATATTATCAGAGAAAGCTAATAACAAATATTCTATTTCCGTTTGCTCTCGGACACCATCGCTTTCGGTCGGTGTCATATCAAATAGCGTTTCTTGCTCTGCCACAACTAAAACGGTAAATCGTCTTTTGTTTCTTCAGCCCCATGTTTTGATTTATGCTGATCTGTCCCTGTTGGCTTATAAGCTGGGTCTGGT